GCGGAGTGGCAGGTGCGACAGGTGGAGTCGGTCCGGGCAACCTCGTACAGAGCGACCTCGACCAAGAACTCTACAAGTTCAAGAGTGACGACACACCGCTTATGCAGCTCATGTTGAAAGCGCGTAAGGTAAAGGTGAACTCGCCCGAAGTGGAACACTACATGATTGACGAGCCGCGCTCCAGCGTGACCACGACAACCAAGGTGACCGCAGGAACAGCCAAGCAGTTTGTACTGCCGTTGCTCGCCAACGATGCTGAAATCCCCAGACCCTACGGCACACTGATTGTCAAGGGAGTGGACGGTTACGCAGAGGACGGCAAGACCAAGACACCGGGCAAAGACCTCATGCTCTTTGTTACAGGCCAAGACCCCACAACGAACAACCCGATTGTTAGAGCGGTGAACGGCCCGAAAACCAATGCGTCAGACGAGAGCTGCACAACGCCCGAAATCCCTGCCGGGTCAGTGCTCATCATTCTTTCCAACGCCCTCTATGAGACGCAGAAGAAAGTTGACCCCGACCTCATCGTGCCACAGGCGCAGATGGTGTATCTTCAGAAGCGCGGCATGAACCAGATCGTATCTGACTACTACGAGGCGCAGAAGAAAAAAATCCCATTCGGCAAGGCTGTGATTGCAGAGGCCGCCATCACCAACTTCAAGGTGCGCGGCAACCGTACCCTCTACGCAGGTCGCAAGGGCAAGATGACGGTGCAGACACCCGAAGTCGGTCCACAGACCATCTACTTCACCGAGGGCGTGCGTTACCAAGTGAAGAAGGAACTCAACCACACAGGCAAGTGGACGATTGAGGAAATCATCGCCTTGGCGAAGATGACCTTTACAGGCGAGGATGTACCCAAGAGCGTGATTGCCCTTGCAGGTAAGAACTTCTTGGAGAACATCCAGTGCATCGACTACTCAAAGCACCCGGAAATTCAGATTACCACCAAGACCAACCCTGTAGGCTGGGTCGTGACCAACTTCCATACCGTTTTCGGAGACATCGAATTCAAGCATGACCCGACACTCGACCGTTTGAAGTGGAGCAACTCCGCATTCATCGTTGCGCCCGACCGCCTTGTACACTACCAGTACTCGGCAGAGCACTCGTCAAAAGACCGTGTGGAGGGCGAAGAGGCAACACGCGAGTCAATCCTTGTGTGGGATGCACTCGCACTCAAAGGCTCGTGCCATATCTGGATTAACGGTGAGGGCGACAACGAGAACACCACAGCCGTACAAATCCACTTGTGGGACAGCGAGGAAGCCCCCGAAAGCCCTGTTGAGGGTGGTGTGTACTACCTGTTGCAGGACTGCCCGGGCATCAATGCCGAGGCCGTCAGCGGTCAGATGTGGCAGTACAAGAGCGCAGCATGGGTGGAGTATGCAGGTGATGTGATGGCCACCGAGTAATCCGATGTTTAATTAAACCAATCATCAACCAATAGAGGCGGATAGGTAGCAATGCCGTCCGCCTTTATTTATAATAATCAGACAACGAAATGAAAAAGAAGAGAATAACCTACGGAGTGTACGGCATGATGGAATACCAGACTATCATCAAGATAGGCAGAGCCACACTCAAAGTATTGTTCACTGACGGCTCAATGACCGCCATCGGACAGAACCCAGCGAAGTACACCACAAGCGACTTCCTTGTGCAGCGTGCCATAGAGAACAGCAGCGAGTTCAAGAAAGGCCGCATACAGGTGGTGGACACCATCGAACTTGACGAGGAGGTGCGCATCGAGCGCAACCCTGCCAAGCCGAGTACGCAGACAGCAAATGTGGCGGCAAAGGCTGTGATTGACAATAAGCCTACCGAAGCCTCTTCAAGCCATACTACGCCTGTGGCGGAGGACGTGGCGGACGAAACTACCGAGGAGGCTGATGCAGGTGTTGTAACACCAACGGACGAGGCTGATGCGGAAACTATCGAGGAAGAGCCAGAGACAGAGAGTGAAACCAATGTCGAAGAGGATACCACAAGCGAGGAGACCGCAGCCGAGGACAATACGGCAGAGGGCAAGACCGAGGTGGAGTTCACCGACAACCAAGAGGCCAAGGACTACATATTCAAGAACTTTGGCGTAAAGCCCGGCACGATGCGCAACCGTGAGGACATCAAAGCCGTTGGCGAGACCTACGGAGTGAAAATCACGTTTGTCAACGAGAAGTAAGGAATGACGATATGGTGTACAAAATCGAAGTCGTGGAGCAAGATGTGCGCATCGCCATAGACGAGAACAAGACCAGCGAGCAGCTCATCAGCGATGAGGATATTGACACCTTGTCGTTGAATGAAGTGATACGCTCGAAGATAGAGGAAGCCGTGCGCAGGGTTGAGACCACAGCTCCCGTGTATCTCTTGGAAGAGGGACACGAGTTTGGCGAGGCCGTGTATTGGGAGGATAACGGCAGTGGTTGGGTGCTGCTCCCCGATGACTTCATGCGGTTGATAGCATTCCGCATGAGCGACTGGGAGCGCACTTGCTATAATGCCATTTCGGTGGACGACCCACTCTATGACCTGCAATCGTCAAGATACAAGGGCGTGAGAGGCAGCGTGCAGAAACCAGTGTGCGCGGTGGTGAACCGAGCCGAGGGCAAGGCGTTGGAGTTCTTCAGCTGCAACAGCGAGGACGCCTACGTCAAGCGAGCCACCTACATACCCTATCCCAAGATAGACGATGAGGACGGCATCGACATCTCCGAGCGTTGTTACACAGCCGTAGTCTATACCACGGCAGCATTAGTACTAACCGCCTTTGGCGCGACCGACAAAGCAGAGCAGTTGAACGCCTTGGCAAAATCAATAATGGAATGAGTTCAATACCAACAAAACAGATAGACGGTGATGTGGCCGTAGGCCGCAACGTCAGCATGGGCGGTTCGGGTACGGTGCGCGGCTCCATGACCGTAGGCCACAACCTGACGGTTGAGGGTTGGCTTGAAGCCAAGAACATCAAGGGACCGAACAAAGGTCTGTTCAAGACCGCAGCGCAACTGCGCGAGGCATACCCCAACCCACACGAGGGTTGGTGGGCACTGGTGACCGTGGAGGGCAGCGCATCATCAGACCACTTGGGACAGCTCTATGTGGCAGACGGCGGCACATGGGTAGCGCAGGTGGACAGCAGCGGAAATCCATTGCTGAAAGGCAACCCCACCGTGGACAGCACCGAGTATATGGAAGCCGTGGAGGAAATGACAGCCGACCTTGAGGCTGTCAAGGTAGATGTGAACCAAAACAAGGAGGACATCAAGAGCCTACGCAGCACGCAGACTTCGCACACGGACAGCCTTAACACCCTCAACTCGCAGATGGGAACGGCACAGACCGACATTGCCAATCTGAAGAAAACCGTCAGCGACAACAAGAGCGAGCTGGCAAACAGCATCAGCGGTGTGCAGAAAGACCTCACCGCATTCAAGAACACCAAGGGAACTGCAGATGGACTTGCACCTTTGGACGAGAACGGACAAGTACCCTCGCAGTATCTGCCTGGATATGTGGACGATGTGCTGGAGTTTAGAGGCATCGAAGAAAACGTGACAGCCCAGATGTTATCGCTCAACAAGAAATCAACCGATGAGGGGTGCTCCGTTGTTTACAACAAGGCAAAGGAGGTATTTGTATTAGCCTATACCACACAGAGTACTGAAGGAACAGAAACCGTCACCTATTATAATAATTGGATAGACGCAGACCTCTTCGGAGAGGCTGGCATGAATGGCGTGACACCCCACAGCGGCAAGATATTCATGGACGTGACCACCAACAAGACCTACCGTTGGAGTGGCACAAAATTGGCCGTTATCGGTTCTGACTTGGCACTCGGTCACACAAGCGGCACGGCATTCCCCGGTGACGAGGGAGCGGAGTTGCAGGAGCAGGTGAACGAGGTGGAGAGCACAGCAAACATCAACCGCCAACTGATAGATGATAATGTCACAGAAACACTTTGCCGCAACACAATCAACGCCAACTACCTGCTATCGTTGGGCGACCGTGAAGTGTCGTTCTCCGTGGTGCTTGAAAAAATCTTCGATTTGGAGAACAAAGCAAGATACATGAAACCCGGTATCGTGCTGTCCTTCCTTTCGGAGACAGGCATACAAAACAAGCAGTGGACGAACTACGGCAAGGAAACCGAGACCGACTGGAAAACCGAAGCCAACTGGACAGACTTCGGCTCGAACGGCAGTGCCATAGGCAACACGGTGAACGTGAACGACATCTGCGAGGACACCGAGTACACCCTTTCGACCGCCATCAAAGCTGTGCAGGACAAGGAGAAAGAAAGCGGACTATCGTATATGAAGAGCGGTGTCGTGCTGACCTATAAGACAGCCGATGTGACCAGCAACGGCTCGCCCAAGTGGGAAGCCTACCAGTTCACGCGCACCGTGGACGACATCAACCCGGCAGACTTGAAACCTTGGGTGGAGTTCGGAGGAGGCGGCAACAATGCCGTGCCGACCTCGGACACCCCCGAAAAGGACGGCAAGGAGGCATTCTCCACAGGAGGTGCATACGCCAACATACCCACCACACTGCACATTGACACCGAGACGCAGGGCGTGGTGAAGCTGCAACTGCAGAATGCCGGGCAGGAAGCCGTGGGCGACGAGGTGCAGTTTGCCGTAGGCGGAGGAGGCGGAGAAAGCACAGGTACGATTGTGAGCATACAGTTTGAGCAGAGTCCGCTGTACGCCAAGGCTGGCGGCAGCGTGGTGATGAAAGCAGCCGTGCGAAGCGTTACCACACAAGGCAGCCAAGAACTGAGCAACATGATAGAAAAGGTGCTGCTCAAAGACCGCGACACTGGGCAGACCTTGGAGACATTCATGTTCAATAGAGCGTCATCGGCAAGCGGAGACACCTACGACTTCGAAATGGACGTGAGCAGCTACTTCGTAACCGCCACCACCAAGCGTTTCCAACTTATCGCCTATGATGATGCCGGAAACACAGGCAGCAGGAACATCAACGTGAGCGGTGTAGATGTTACCATCAGCAGTGTGCAGACCCTCAACTACACGGCAAGCACCGCCCTTGCCGCAGGAGGAGCCGCCAAGAGCATACCGATGTACAAGTTTGCCAACAACGCATCGGACAAAGGCATCAAGGTAGTAACCGAGATATACATAAACGGAGAGTGGCAGACACTCGGCACAAGCGTAGTTCTCGACACCTACTCGCACTCCATCACCATAGACCCGAAGAGCTGCTTGGGCGAGACACTGACACATGGCGCATACCCCCTGCGCATACACGGAGAAGATGTAGGTTCGGGCGTGGTGGGCAACTACCTCCACACTGCCGTCATGGTGGTGGAGAGCGGCAACAACACCCCGATAGTGGGCATGCGCTGGTACACCGAGCAGCTGCAAGGCAAGAGAAAACTCTATGAGAACATCGAGGTGGACTATGCCGTGTATGCAGCCGACACGGACGAGCCGCAAGCCGTGGTGTGGTATGACGGAGCGCAGGAGACCACCACCGTGGCCTACCGGGGACAGACCAACACGTTCACCAAGCAAGTGCAGGAGAGCGTGCATGACGGCACAAAGAGCGTGTCGGTGAAAGTGACGTGCGGAGACAGCGCATCAGAAACCGCCACATTCATTGTTGATGGCTCGCTTGTAGATGTGGAGGAAGTGACTACCATGCGCGAGTTCAACATCACGATGGACTCACGCAGCAACGGAGAGACCGACAAGACCATCAAGGACGGAGGAGTGGAAATCACCGTTGAGAACTGCAACTGGTCGAGCAACGGATTTGTCAAGGACACCTACGGCACGCCCACCTACGGCACGGAGAACGACAAGGGACGCATGGCACTCCGCATAGCCGAGGACATGAAAGCCGTGTGCTCGTTCAAGCCATTCGCCAACACCAGCATCGAACAGAACGGCATGGCACTGAGTTTCACGGTAAAGGTGAAAAATGTGGAAGACCGCACGGCACGCATCATCGACTGCCTGGGCGACAACCAGCTCGGCTTCTACTTGACAGGCGAGAAACTCGTGTTCACCTGTGATGGAGCAACCGCAGCCAACCCCGACGACTTGGGCGCACAGCAGACAGCCGTAGCCCTGTATGCCACTGACAAGGAGACACGTTTCGACATTGTGATAGAGCCGACCAGCATAGCCCCATACAGCGGCATAGGCTCCATCAAGATATATGTGAACGGAGACGAGGCCGCAGCCACCTATTACAATGCCGGGAAGTTTGCCCACAACGACATGCAGATAAAGTTTGACGGCACGAAAGCCGACATCTACCTGTACCATGCCATCGGCTGGGCCACCTACTACAACTACCGACAGGCATTCAACAACTACTTGGTGGGACAGAAAGACACCGCAGCCATGCTGACGGAGTACGAGAAGAACCAAGTGATGGCCTCGCAGACCGCAGAGGGAACAACCAAGGACAGGCCGACCATGCAAGCGTGCATGAACGCAGGACTATGCTGCGTGACCCTGCTGAAGAATGCCGACACCCCCGACATCGAGCAGAGCTACCCCGGCTACCTCGACAAGCTGGACGGAGACAAAAAGACCAAGGCATACTTTGACTGGGTAATCCGTTTCCCCGACAGGCCATGGCAGGACTGCAAGGTGTACAACGTGCCGACCACAAACCAAGGCACGACCTCATCGCTGCGGCCCGTGAAGAATAAGAAAGGCAAGTTCAAAGGCTGCAAGATAGAGATGCTCCACACAGAGGAGGACTTCAAGAACGACCCAGTGGCACTGGCCAAGTTCCAAAAGGCCAAGAAGATGGCCGCGAAGAGCCAAGTGCAGGTGATAGACGGAGGCTTGTGGGTAAAGACCATCACCATCAAGGTGGACTACTCCGACTCGACAGGCGCGAACAACGGAGCGACCATGGAGCTGATGAACAAGACCCAGCGAGCCATGGGAGCGGACTACATGACCCCAGCGCAGAATGCCTACAACGGAGGCGACACGATGAACACCAGCATCGACAGCGTGACGTGCGCCCTATTCCGCACCGACCAGCAGAGCGTGGACGCGACCAACGAGACCTACGCCTACTTCCATGCCAAGGCCAACTTCAACGTGGACAAGGGCAACCCCTCGTTCTTCGGCTTCGAGAAAGTGAGCGGCTACAACAGCGACTGCTTGAACTATGGCGACTTTGTGGAACTCGTGGCCGAGAAAAACCAAGACCTCAACATCTTCAAGGTGCAGACCTTGGCGAAGAGCGAAGAGCTGATAGCCTCGAACATCTACATGCTGAGCGAATACTGCGGAGAGAAGCACATCTTCTTGGAGAATGACGGCACAGGCACGATGCAGGAGACCACCGCCACAGCCGACCCCACGGAAGTGGACAAGAGCCTTGCCGAGGTGCTGGCAGACGATGTGAACAACTACGACTGGGGAACGGTGTACCTGACGAACGACTACAAGTATGTGAAATACAGCGGAGGCAAGTGGAAAGACACCACAGGCAAGATGCAGTATGACACGAGCACCAAGAAATGGGGCGTGACAGGCAGGGTGCTGAACCCGGTAGAGTGCTTTGAGTACTTGAAATACGACTCGTTCTGTTGGCTGCAAGGCGTGAACAGCGTGGACGACCTCATGCGCATAGACCAATCGACAGGCGAACCCGTGTGGCTCGGCTACTACGAGAGCCGATACCCCGACGATGACGACTTGAACGACCTCTACGCCAAGGGAAAGAAAGTGCCGTACAACCTATACAAGTGGCTGCTATGGACACAGCAATGCTCGCAAGACCGTACCGAGGCAGACGGAAACATCACCCTGCACGGCAAGAGCGTGGCAGGAACAAAGGAGAACCGATTGAAAAAGTTCTGCGAGGAACTCTACCTTTATGCCAACGTTCGTTCTACGGGTTGTTACATTATAGGTACTGATTATGTGCTTGCTGTTGACCAACGAAGCAAGAACATGATGATTTCGTTCTATCTTGACATCAACGGCAGCATACGCGCCTACTTCAACCATTGGTATGACGGAGACTGTTGTTGGCTTGCTGACAATGACTGCGGTATTACTGTGCCATGGGATTTGGACAGCGTGACAGACACTAAGCATTATTACCAAGGTTGGAACTCTGTAATGTTCAAGCAAGGTTATGCAGCTGACAAGTTCTGGCTTGAAGATGAGGGCAAGACCACCATCACGCTGCACGACATAGCGGGCGACATGCGCAGCGCGGAGGCAGACGGCATCAAGATATTCTCCGCAGACGGCTGCAAGAAACTCTGGATCACCGACCGCATAGCGAAGTGGGCGAAGATAACCAGCTCGTTTGACGGAGAGCGCAAGTACATCGAGAACTCAAAGGCAGGTGCAAACTACTACTATGCCGTACACGGATTGCGATATGAGGACTTGCCCGTGACGTTTGAGAAACGCTTTGCCTACCGTGACGGCTACTACCAAGTGGGCGAGCTGTACACTAATCCGTTCAAGATGCGTGCCGTGGGTACGGACATCAGCATCAAGATAACGGCAGTGCAGGACGGCTTCTTCGGATTAGGCGTGGACCGTGCGGACGCTTGTGTGGACAGCTGCTATCTGAAAGCAGGAGAAAGCTACACGCTGAAGAGCGGCATGACCGCCACAGGCGCAGGAACGATGCTCTACGTGTTCGGAGCGACACGCCTTGCCAGTCTTGACATCAGCGGCTGCACCCCGAAAGCCGAGGGTTGGGACATCTCGAACTGCACGATGCTGCAAGAACTGATACTTGGCGGAGCGGACTACACGCCAGCCGAGGAAAGCGGAGCAATCACGCAGCTCAATATGGGCAACAAGAGTTTCCTCAGACGCATAGACGCACGCAACACCAAGGTAACAAGCATCATCGCCTCGTACTGCCCAAGACTGAAAGAGGTGTTGGCGAGCGGTTCGCAACTGTCGAGCATAGACCTTGCCGAGACAGCCCCGATAGAGACCCTTGAACTGCCAGCCACCATGACCACGCTCTACTTCAAGAACCTGCCCAAGCTGACCTATCCTGGCGGACTGACCATAGCAGGAATGACGAACGTGAAGAAAATGTTCCTTGACGAGTGTCCGCACATCGACACCATGACCCTGCTGCGGCAGATAACCACGGCAGGACAGCTGAAGAGCGTGCGCATACCGGGCGTGAACGCCACCGCCAGCGTGGAGATGCTGCGCGGCATCATGCAGAGCGGAGCCGTGGGCATAGACGCGAACGGCAGCACCTACGATGAGACCGGGCAGTGCAGCGGCATCATCGGCCGATGGATACTGACAGAACTTGTGGAGGACAGCGAGGTGGAGGCATTGCAGAAATACTTCCCGAAACTGACCGTCATCAACTCGCAGTTCTCGGTGGTGAAGATAGACGACATCGTGAGCGGAGACTTCTGTGAGCGATACAGCAACCCCGAAAACAAGACAGGCTCGGACTACGACAAGACCTTTGTGGCGAGCGGACACACACTGAAGATATTGCAGGAGACCCACGCCTACAAGTGTACCTACAACTCCAAACTCAAACAGATGGAGGGCGTGCAACTGAGCGACAGCGACTTCAACTATCTTGCCACAGGCGAGAGTTTCGATGTGGGCGATAGCGCAGGAGAGGGCTTTGACATCTTCCACCATCTGCCCCACCACTGGTACAAGGGCGTGAACGACTACAAGAACCAACAGAAGTACATCGTCTATTCGACCACGGAGAACGAGCCGCTATCCACCGTGAACAACAAGCGCGAGGACATGCTATCGGCACTGCTCTATGCGGAGAACACAGGCGTGTATGCTGACGAGGCAGAGGTAGGCACGGTGATAGACGAGAACATCATCACCACCGCTGCCAACGTGAACGCCTACCGCATGGACGTGGAGGGCATGAAGCAGGTGAGATGGCCGGGACTGAACCACGCAAGGCTCGGAGCCGTGTTCACGGACGAGAACGGACAGATAGTAGGCAAGTTCAACATGATGGTGAGCCACACCTACTTCGACTTCTCGATAGGCAACTACGTGTTCTGCGATGTGCCTGGCGGAGCGAAGTGGATGTACTTCACCTCGTACCGCGACATAGAGGACAGCCTGTGTCTTGCCGTTGATAGCGAGCATATAGAGGCCATAGAACCCGAATGGACGGAGCACACCGTTGGCGAGAACGACAGCCTCTTGGGAACATACCCCATCACCATAGACGGACTGAAACGACCAAGGAGCATATCGGGCGCGGTGCGCTCACGCAAGGGAGACGGCACTTCGCAGACCTCGGCAGAATGGGCATACGACACTGACGGCAACCCGACAGAGACACCGACCGGGACGATACACTACACGGCAAAGGACTTCCAAAACAGTGCGCACATGCGCGGAGAGGGCTACCAGCTCCAAGACTACGAGCAGCACAAGGAAATCAGCAACCTGTGGTGGGCGACCCACGGCACGACCAACGAGCAGTCTGTTGTTGGCAATGGCGCACACGATGCCACGCTGAACAGCCGCGACAACATCGGCATGGCCGACACCTCGTATGTGGGCAACGCAATGAACTCCATCATGGGACTCAAGCACTATGTGGGCTGCGACTCGGAATGGATGGACTACATTGCAGGAAACGTGCAGAGTTACGAGACATTCTACAAGAACCGCTGTGTGGAGACCAACGATGACCCCATAGACTACAAGTTCCACATCTATGACCCGGTGAAGAAAACCGAGCGTGTAGTGCAGAGTGTGAACTCTAACGGCAACTGCGTAGTGAGAGTGGTGCATGGAGCGAAGTGCGACATCTTGCCAAGCAAGGTGCATCAGACCGACACGAGCAAGTACACCACCCACTATGCGGCAGGTTTGTGGTTTCCCGGCAACAGAGGCCGCTGTGTTCTGCGGTCTGGCTACGTCTCGAGTGCGAGCTGCGGTCTCGCCTATGCGAGCGCGCGCTACGCTTCTTCGTTCTCGCACCCGTACTTCGGTGGGCGGCTGGCCTTCCGCGGCAAATTCGTAATAGTCGGATAAAGCGGCAAGCGTAGCCACGAAAAAAGCGTCAGAGGGAGAGCCGACGATAGGAGGCTGCTCCCTCTCCCTGCTTTCTCGCGTAAGCGAGTTTTTTATGAGCGATGCAAAATAATTGCAAAAGTTGTAGGATATATCAACTTTAAGTATTACCTTTGCAGCATGAATTCAGAGAGGAAGATATTACTTTACAAAGACTACTTCCTCACGTTCTACCGCTCTTTGGAAATGGGCGCACAGAAGAAGATAGACTATGTGCTTGATGTGCTGAAGATGCAGGAGAGAGTGAGTGAGAAATTTGTGAAGTTCATCAAGGACGGACTCTATGAGATTAGAGCCAGTTACAATGGGAATATATACCGTGCATTCTTCATCTTTGATGAGGGCAACATCGTGATGCTGTTCAACGGCTTTCAGAAGAAAACCCAAAAGACGCCCTCAAAGGAGATAGAGAAAGCACTTGAACTTAAAAAGGAATATTATGCAGCAAAGAAATGACATTAGCAGTTTCGATGCCATTCTTGATGCCAAGTATGGCGCAGTAGGAACTGCAGAAAGAGAAGCGTTCAGAAAGGAGGCAACCAACTATTGTGTAGGTCAGATAATCCTTGACGCAAGAAAGCAAGAACACATGACACAATCAGACCTTGCCAAGAAAGTGGGAACAGACAAGACCTATATCTCACGCATAGAGAAAGGCTTGATAGAGCCGGGTGTCGGCATGTTCTTCCGCATCATTGATGCGCTTGGTCTGAAAGTGGACATAGTGCGTCCGATTATGTAAGCAAAGTAGCAAAAGGCAGAAAATCCCACGCGCCGCTGTGTTCTGCGGTCTGGCAACAACTCGAATGCGAGCAGCGGTCTCGCCTATGCGAGCGCGCACAACGCTTCTTCGAACTCGCACCCGTACTACGGTGGGCGGCTGAAATTCTTTGGTTAAAATATAATCGGAGGTCTCTGACGTGGCACGAGGATTGCCACAAACAAACTCCGAGGGATTAGAGCCTCGGCAACAGCATATAAATATGGAAAGCCGGAACACGACATTAACCACATGTGGGGAGTGCGCAAGTATCTCCCCACAGGACAGGAAGGCTGTCAATACATTGGAAGAACTATTGGGGCAGGTAGAAGAAAAGACTTCTATCTGTTTTCCGTTATTAGACCTTATCCCCGAAATCATAGCGGACGAGAACATGGTACGCTCGTTCAAGCGCGTCATGTCGAACCTGCACAACGCAGATACTCGCAACGGCCTACGGTGGAGGGAGAATATTGTTATAGACGGAGTGGAATGCACGCCACGCATGGTGCGCTACATGAAACGCAAGGCGGACATCATCGCCATGCTAAAGGCACAGATAGCCAACGGCACATTCCGCATCAAGCACCTTAAATCGTTTGAGACGGCAGACGGCCCGAAGATAAGAACCGTGCAAGCACCGTCCGTCATAGAGCGTGTGGGCAGCAACGCCATCATGGAGATAGTGGAAAAACACCTTGCGCCCATACTGATAGAGAACACCGCAGCCTCGATAGAGGGAAGAGGGCCACACGGATTGTATCACAAGATGCAGGAGGCAAGGCGGAACAATCCGAAACTCATATACTACTATCAAAGCGACTACAAAGGTTACTACGACCACATACTGCATGACCGACTGATAGAGATAATAAAACGCTACATTGCCGACCCAGTGCTGCTGCCCATACTCATAGACTTTGTAAAGGCTCTGCACCCGAATGACAACGTAGGCATCAGCAAGGGACTACGCTCCTCGCAGTTTTTCGGCAACCTGTACCACAACGACATAGACCATGCCATGATAGAGGAATGTGGAAAAGACAACTACAACCGCTTTTGTGACGACATATACATACTTGGAGACAACAAGAAAGAGTTGTGGAAACACAGGGACACCCTGCATAGACTATGCAAACCCTACAATCTGATAATAAAGCCGAGTGAGAAAGTTGCACCCATCAGTGCAGGAATGGACGCACTCGGCTTTGTTGATTATGGGGACTACTCCCTGCTGAGAAAGCGTACCAAGGTGAACGCTGCACGGAAACTCGCCAAGATAAAGTCGCGCAAGAGGCGGCAACAGATAATAGGGTCATTCAAGGGAATGGCTTGCCACGCAGATTGTAAACATCTATATTATACATTAACAGGTAAACACATGAAGAAGTTTTCAGAAATGGGCGTAACCTATACACCTGCTGACGGCAAGAAACGCTTTCCCGGCAAGGTGACACGCCTCGGTGACATCGTGAACATACCGATAGAAATTCACGACTTTGAGACAGGCATAGACACAAAAGAGGGCGAAGACCGCTATTTGGTGTCATTCCGCAATCCAGCCAACTCGGAATGGGGCAAGTTCTTCACCGCCTCGTTGGAGATGAAAGGCATACTTGACCAGATAAGCGACATAGAGGACGGCTTTCCATTCGAGACCATCATCAAGTGTGAGGTGTTTGACGGCAGCAAGCGCAAGTATAACTTCACTTAATGGCAGCTCACTAAAGATAAAAGGCGATGTGCGGTGTGTCGGTGTATCTTTGCAGCGTAACAAATTCATAACGACATGGAGAAGATATACGGCACAACCCAACGGCAAGATGGACTGCAACGCATAGGCAAGAACAAATGGCTGCTCTACTTCGGCTATTACGAGACCGAGGACGGCAACTATGAATACCGCCACACGTTCAGCCGCAAGCCCACGATGGACGAGATAAAGCAGCTTGTCAGAGACACGATAGACGCAGAGACCAAGGACAAGATTGTGAACCGCTTTGAGTATGACGGCATCAAGGTATGGCTGTCGGACGAGAAGCAGCGCAACTACGCATCTTTGGAAAACAACGAGAGCATAGCCTATCCGCTCACGCTGAAACTCAACGAGGAGGCGGACGCAACGCCAGTGTACTACACCTTTGAGACAAGAGAGGACTTCATCAAGTTCAGCAAGGAGGCATCAGCCTACATTCTCAACGCCATCATGGACGGTTGGAAAGAAAAAGACAACATAGACTGGAGCGTGTTTGACCTCCAGTAAGGGAAACGAGAACCTATCAGAGGGACGCAGGAGCAATCTTGTGTCCCTTTTTTAGTGTGCCACAACAGATAAAAGGGAAAGAACCATGCCTGTAAGTAAATTTGCCATGAACTAAATTCTTATTGACATGAAGAAGATTATCAAATGGCTCGGAGCGAGCAACCGATACAAGCACTTTGTTGGCGGTGTGGTGATAGGACTTGGAGCGAACAGCACCTATTGCGCAGCGTATGCAGGAGTGGGCGTAGCCGCAGCCTTGGAACTCAAAGATGAGTTGTGGGGCGGCAAGTGGGACTGGATAGACTTCGGCTGCACAGTGGCAGGAGTAGTTGTAGGACGCTTAATAAGATGGGCAGTATGGCAGTAGTATTCAAACTTTGGAAGTTCGCGGCCATGGCCGTGGGCGGCATGGTAGGCTGGCTTGTGGCAGAGTTCAGACCGACATTCCCATTGATAGCGGTGGCCATCATCTTTATACTGTATGACGCATACACCGCTTTCAAGCTCGACAAGCGCGTACACGCAGCCTATCCCGAAAAGACCGACAGGAAGAAAGCCAAGTTTACCTCGTTCGCCTTTGGCAAGGTGGTGAAGCAGACCATACCCAAGCGGCTGTGGCTGATAGTGCTGGCATACTTGGCAGAGCATTGGGTGTTCATACACATGCAAGTGCCGTTGTCGTATATCCTTACAGGCGTGATATGCTTTGAACAGGCGTGGTCGATACTGGAGAACGAGAGCAGCTGCCGACCAGAGGCAGAGCACCGCTTTTGGAAAGCATTGCAGCAAGTGATGGTGGACAAGACGGCAAGACACTTTGACGTGAACCTTAACAAACTAAAAGAAGAGAAAGATGATAGTGTTGATTGACAACGGCCACGGTGAGAACACACCGGGCAAGTGCAGCCCCGACAAGCGGTTGCGCGAATACAAGAAAGCGAGAGAGATAGCACGCAGGTTGGTGAACACCCTACTGAGCAACGGAGTGGAGGCACACCTGCTCGTACCCGAAGAGACTGATGTGTCGCTTGCCGAGCGATGCAAGCGAGCCAACAAGTACTGCGACAAGTACGGAGCGAAGAACGTGCTCCTCGTGTCGATACACCACAATGCCGCAGGAGCTGACGGCCAGTGGAAGAGCGCAGGAGGCTGGTGCATATATACCTCGCCCGGCCAGACGAGTGCCGACCTGCTTGCCACCGACCTGTGGAACGCAGCCGAGGAAAGCCTGAAAGACTACATCGGCAGCTTTGACGCGCACAAGGCCAAGGGCGACTACGACAGCAAGCAGAAACCCATGCGTGCCGACTGGAGCGACAAAGACCCCGACTATGAGGCACGCTTCTACATACTGCTGCATACCAAGTGCGCAGCCGTGCTGACGGAGAACCTCTTCCAAGACAACAAGGCAGACGTGGAATATCTGTTGAGCGAGGAGGGCGTGCGGAGCATCGTGCAGTTGCACTACAAAGGCATTACGGACTACATCAAACACACGAAAGCATGAAACACGCATTGAGTTTTGTAGGAGGCGTGTTGCTCACGCTCCTGCTTGTGGCACTGCTCTACCCCGAACCCAAGGCAGAGAACGGCCACAACATCGTGATCCAAACCGACACCATCATAAAGCGCGACACGGTAAGAGACGTGCCGGGAGAACCTAAGTACACCAGCGAGCAGCCAGTCGGAACTGCCGAGGTGAGAGTGCCAACGGACTGCATCAAGATGGGCGATGCAGTACAGCCACCCATCAGAGCCGACACTGACACGGCAAAGGGATATGCAAAAAATCTCGTAGCCAACGGTTCGGACAGCGCGACAATAGAGTTGCCCATCATGCAGAGCGTGTATGAGAACGCGGACTACAAGGCATACGTCAGTGGCGTACACGCACGGCTCGACAGCATCTTTGTGTATCCACTGCATGAGGTGGTAACCATCAAGGAGAAACAGCCCCCTAAGCGGTGGCACATAGGCGTAACGGCTGGGTACGGCATAGGCACGAAAGGAATGCAGCCGTATGTGGGCATAGGATTAACTTATTCAATCATTTCATTCTGATGGAGACGATAACCATACAAGTATTCAAGGACGATGTGTATGAGGAAGTGGCAAAAGCCACGGACTACACAGGTGCGAAACTCATAGACGGAGACGAGAAAGCGCGAGACCGCATACTCGCCACCGACAACGAGCTGAGCGACCTTGGAAGATTTTGGGAAGAGTCGGTGCTTGCCACCAACGAGCGGCTGAAAGAAATGCTTGTGTCGGGAACGACCAAAGATGTACAGGTGTCCACCGATATATGGGGTACAAAGGATTTGGCACAACCTAACATAGGTCTGCCAATCAAGCCTGTCATCATGAGGACCGCATACGAAGCAGTGCTGGAAGTGAGCAAGTCGTTTGACAAGGAACTGACAAGCAATGTGCAGTCAGCCCTGCGCAACTTCTTCATCACATCAATCATCGGCCAATGGTTCAAGTTGGCCAACAAGGGCGAGGCCACCGACTACTTCAACCAAGCAGGAGAAATGATGGACGGAGCGGAACGACTGCTGTACAGCAGGAAGAAACCGACACGCCCAAGTGATTAACCAACAAAAAGAAACAGAATATGTCAGAAACATTAGGTGCAAAGAAAGAGGTAACAGCAACCATCAAGATAGACTGGCTGCTGTACGACATCATGAACGAGACCTTTCTTCGCGGACGCACGATACAGAACAAGGAGAACCACAAGGAAGTGGCCAGCATGTTCGCCTCGGAGGACGAGGAGAACCGCGAGAAGATACTGCGCTCTATCAAGAAAGGCTTTGCCGAGGTAAAGACCGAACTTGCTGAATACCTTGATGAGGATTGTACATCGACCGACAACAGCCACTATGACGGCAGCGACGACCTGTCGCTGAAACTCCAGATGCCAAGCAACTTCAATGAGGCCGCCACGACAGGCGTTGGCGAGGCCATACACGACTATCTGAAGAACACCGCCATTGCGGAGTGGTACATGGTGACAAACAAGGCAGACGCGGAGCAGTATGTGGCACTCGCACAGAAGAGCCTTGTGAGCATACAGCAAGCCGTGAGCAAGCGGAGCCGCCCGAAGCGTCCTGCGGACTAAGGAGGAGAAGCCTATGAGTTGCTGTGTGGAAAATGACGGAGGGACACTAAAAGTAACCCTCACATTCAAGCGCGACCAACTGCTGTACGACATCAAGAACTACGCCTATGTGGAGAGCCATGTGATGCCAGCCGAGACGGAACACGCCAAGCACATGGTGGCCGATGTGGGCGAGGACGGCAATGTGGACCGCATGACAAGGGTGATAGACTTGGGCGTGTCGATGTGCCGTGAGCTGCTCTATCCGTGGGCGAAGAAAGACATCGTGAATACGAAACTGGACGACACGCTAAAGGAGCGGCAACAATACGTTATCGTGATGAACGTGCCGACCTCCATGTCGCAGACAACGCTCACGCTTGTGGAAAGGCTGATACATGAATACTTGGTGTGCCGAGGTGTGGCCGACTGGTTGAGCATCACAAATCCTGCCAAGAGTGAAACGTGGCTTGCCAAGGCAGCGGAGGCCGAGACGGAGATACGAACCGCCATTCATTCGCGAATGGAACGGACACGGATAAGGCAACACTTCTTGGACTGATACCGAAAGACAAGAGCCGAGGTGCATCACGCATCCCGGCTCTTTAAGTGTTACCTAAAAAACAATCTTGACCTAAAAACTAACCTAATAATATCTTGATAAGCCTTGCTGTGCCTCACTAAGCCTTTCTAAGCCGTGGGGACGGTTGTCAGCGTGGCTGGTTGTTCTGTCGTGGAGTGAACTGCACGGACGCACCGAAGATATTTTCATCGACACCCAAGGTGGCGACACCTGCAATGCGGAAATACTTGTAAGGCGAGCCACGGAAACCACGTAGATAGTGGTCTTTGCTTGACCATACCAAATACCAGTTGACCAAATCGCGCGAGCCATACAGAGCCGTGGCGACATTGCCTTTGCAGAAGAAACCACGCTGAATAATGCAGTCGATGGTTTTGAGGACATTGGCCGCTTCGAGTTTGAGAGGGCGCGTAGTGTAGAGGCACTTGACAGCCTCCGCCTTTGGCACGGAGAAGTTGAGGACGGCATTGTCTGCGTCCACCGCCAGCGCATCGGGATAGGAGTTGAGGTGCGAGGCAATGCGAGAGAATATCATGCCCCACTGCTGCGTCTTGAGCGAATACACATAAGCGTAAGTGATGGAGGGCGCATAGACGATGACACGCTGATGTACATAGTCGTAAATCATCTGACACTTTTTGAGGAACTCCGTGAAAGGCAGTGTTGGCAAGCACTTGTCGGTGGCTGGCTCATGGCCGAGCATGGCGTGCAGCTTAGTGAAGCCCGGCAACTGCGTAGCGTCAAAGGGATATTCGGAATTTATAGCCTCGGATATGCACTGCGTCTGCGAGCCGCTGATGAGCATGATGCCCCGGTCGGTTGGGAAGAGAACGGCAGAGTCGAGTTGTGTGATGCCATCGGGATTGATGCAGACATCGCGCGTGATGGGTTGGCGAGCGGAGTAAGTGCCTGTGCTTGACACCTCCAACGCCCATACGCCCTCGGTGGTGAAAGCGTAGAGAGGGAACTGGCCGAACTGACCTTGCGAGAGAGCCTTGGCTGCAGAACAGATGCCCTTTATCTCGCCTGTACCAACGGTGTTGATGCCGAGAAGAGGGAAATAGAAAGGGTTGTTGACTTCGGAGGTGTAGATTTTGTTGGGTACGTCAATCATACGGTCGACAATATTTGATACCGTTGGAACAGAACCTTTCTGTTCGGGATTGTCCCAACCGCCAAAATAGAATGAACCATTAAGGAAACCATGCTGTTCAAGTTGCACCTCGTATGGCATACCCCAAACTAACCACTTAACAATAACAGCCTTGTAAGCATTGACATTCGGATAGAATATGAACAGCATTGGAGCATCATAGTTGCCCATTTGATATGCATCCCCTCTTACAATAATATCCCTGCCGTCCTGCTTGATGTAAATGTATACAGAATAGGCAGCTTTGTCGTCAAAGTATGTAGGGGTAATGTGGTCATCATTCCAATTGCCGACATATCCATCTGTATAACAAAATACAGATGCCGCATTGTAGCCAGCAAACAACATTTTCTTCATGTTCGCAATGTTGAGGCGTGAGTTGTAGGCAAACGCATAGCGAGGAATGAGCGTGTCGTGGCTGTCATAATCGTCAGTCATAACCTCGCGAGTTACCAATGACTGAAGATAATCCTCTTCGATGTTGAGCAATGTGCGTGTGGTGGTGAGTGCCTCAATCTTTATGCTTTCGAGCAGGTAAAACTGCGATGTAGATTTGATGTCCTCCTTAACAGCATCAACCGACCTACGCGGCAAAATCAAACGCCCGGCAGGATAAGTGAGGTTTGTAGGGTCGAAAGTGAACGCATAAAGTTTGTTGAACGTATGCTTTTGATAGCGCAATGGATATGTAGTGGTAGATGCTGCTTGATTAGTATGCTTGCACACACAATAAGAGTCAATGTCGGATGATTGTGCAAACCGTTCACACTTTCCGTTCTGGTCGTAGGTGTAGATAGGCTTAGAACAAAAAATATCAACGGAGCGCACAATGTCTTTCCAATTGGAGAGATTGTCTATGTAGGACTGTTCAATAACCGCATAATCCAACTTATGCACCATGCCGACAACACGCATCGTAGCATCTTTGTAAGACCCCTTACCCTTGATATGGTTCCAAAAAACCTGTGGTGAGAGGTCGGAAGATGCAATCATTAGAATGGGTGCGGAGTGCATAGTCAGTGTGCCGTCATACAGGCGATAGGCATAACGGACAAAGAACGGATAGATGAACCGTCCCTTATTGGTGCTCTCCTCTGCAATGAACTTATTGACCTTGGCCAATACTTGGTCTGTTATCTTAGTCTTGTTGTCGTCAGAAAACTCTTTCCAAATGTCGCCCTCGCTGATGCCGTTGAAACTGATAGAGAACTCGTCTGTGCGGACTAATTCTCCCTGCAAACCAAATGACAGCGGACATTCTGGAATATGCGAGCCAAGATACAGGTAGCCTGTGGAGCCGCCTTTCCACAGGTAGTATTGCATACCATTCCCGGTAAGAAAAATTAGCGTATTGCCAACTGATGTAATCTTTATGCAACTGGAAACATTGCCAATAGAGACAATCGTATCTGGCTTTCCTTTGTCGAACCAACTATAAGCGTTGCCATTGACCACTATGTAATGTGTGAAACTTGACGTCTCGTGAATGTACACGCAACTGCCTGTTTCGGCAGCAAGCTGTACCTCAACAGACGGAGGCAGGACTGGCTGCAAAGCACCATCTTCGGGCAGCAGGTTGATGGACACGGCAAGAGAGCCGTCAGAACATTCGTAGTCGGACGGCACGGCAGAGAAGCCACTGTATTTGATTTCTTGGTTCATAACGGCATTTTGTAGATTATGGGCAGATACACTTCGCCATTCCTTGTTTCCTCCTTTCCAACCATGAATGAGGCACGCTGCTCACGTATCTTGCAGTTATCGAGCATGAGCCGACAGAGCATTACGGAGTTGGCGCAATAGTTGCGTGAGCCTTTCTTCGTGGGGTAACATTGGGCGATGTGGCGACCGATGGCATTCTCATGTCGGGATGCCAGCAGGTAGCACTCGCCAAGATGAAAAGCAATGTTGATGCTGTCACCCGGCTGGAGCGAGAGGAGACGCACGACCCTTGCCGTGATGGATATGCGTCCATTGCGGCAGAATGTGATGTCGGGGCGGCGTGTACGTTCCAAAAGTTTTATCATGTTGCAAAGATATAAAGTTGAGACATTGTTGATGTTTTAAGTTTAGAAGAGTGAGAGCTGCACATATCCTTTCTGTTCGTTGGAATGGTCGATGAACATCTTGCGGAACACATGGTAGAGGCAGGAGACCACGATTGAGTTGCCAGCGAGTTTGTACTGCTGCGTCTTGGAAATGCCCGCTTGCTGTATCTTGTCGATGTCGGAGTCGGCCACGTCCATAAGACGGAAACACTCGCGAGGCGTGAGTTTGCGGATGCGGAAGTCCTTGACGAGAAAGTTATTGTCGGCATAGGCGGAAGAAGTTATGGTAGGTGCTAATTTTTTACCCCCCGAAATTAAATCCGTGAGGACTGCTGTAAATCATCGGCTCTACGAGATACTGCGCTGTGCTGCCATTGCGCCCATGGTTGGATGCGACAATTGTGTTGCTGATGTCCTTTAGGTTGTGGGACACCACCTTGCCCTTGTGGTCGCGAGTGTAGCCCAAGAAGAGAGGCGAATACTCCATGACACCAGTATGCGGACAGAGGTCGCTTGAAAAGTCGGTGTAGCCCAACTTATGGTAATGGGCAGTAATGGTGCGAGAGTTGCCCTGCATATCGGTGTTGAGCGGCTCCTTGATGTAGGTGTCGTATTCACGTTGCCCCTCCTTGGTCTTGATTGCACCGCTGATGTCATCGGGCGACTGGAAGTTTACCTTGAAACCGCACCCCTCTGCCACCTTGCGCTCGCAATGCCTGATGATACTCTCCACCTGCTGAGGCTTCAAGTAATAACTCTCGTCCACATTGTCCTCAAGAATATCTTTCAGTCGGTACTCCAAAGGGAACGTCTTGGGAAAGAAGAAACGAGGGTGTTTGCCCAGGCAGGACACCATAAAGACACGCTCACGGTTTTGCGGTATGCCGTACTCCTTGGCATTGAGGACTTGGAAGTAACTTGTATAGCCTTGGTCGGAAAGCCATTCGCGCCACTTGTAGAAGTCCTTGGCAAACTTCCTTTGTGTGAGAGCCTTGACATTCTCCATGAGCAGCCACTTGGGATGCTTGGCAGAGATAGCGTCGGCACAAGCCCACAGACAGGAAGAGCGCGTGCCGCTACCCTGCGCAAAGCCACGCTGACGGCCAGCCGAGGATATATCTTGGCATGGAAAAGAGTATGTGAGCAGGTCGAAGTCGGGAACTTGCAGCCAGTCGATGTGCATGATGTCTCCGAAGTTGGGGGCATGGTCGCCATGAATGGCACGGTAGGCAGCGATGGCGTGCTTGTCAATCTCGGAAATGCCGACCACCGTAAAGCGGAAGTCGGCAAAATCGTTGGCAAGCCGTTGGAGGGCGATAGACTGCGAGCCGTAACCTGCAAAGGCTTCAAAGACACGGATCGTATTGTTGCTCATGTGATGATGAATTGAACATAGAAGTGGAACTCACGGCAGAGCCGTGGTATTTGTGGGTACTTTTTAGGAGACTCCATATAGGGGAGGTAGATGCAACGCTGCTTGGTGTCGCATCGGATACCTCTCCTACGGAGTTTGTAGAGCAGGTTAGCCCTGCGTTTGGGTTGGCGCATATTTACAAGCTGATGCCTAATGCTAATAATGGCACCATCATTTCAAATTGCTGTCCCTCATCGCCAGTGTTGTATATTTTTGAGGGCACAATTGCAAACCCTTTCTTTTTCAAATCCTCCATCTTGGCTGTAACCTCTTCCAAAGTCTTGTCATCTGCACCTCCAATAGTCAAGAGCGATACAGCCTTGTTGATGCTTCGATTTGTCAGAGGAAAACATACCATTGCAATCTGTTCCTCATCACACACGTTGTACGAACGCTCAAACACGTCCTTGGGAGACCATGAGTCGTAGGTGCTACCGTCCGGGTTGGCGTACTGAACGTGGTAGCCCTGCCGCCATTCGTGGTTGTCCTCGTTCTTACGAGCGTAGCCTTTCTCAACTGCGGCCAATTCGTCCATAGGTTCGGCCTTTACCTGTTTTGTTCCGATGTAAGTTTTCATTGTCTTTGTTGATTAAATATTATTCTTGTTTTCAAAAATAGCCCAAAGGCCATATTGGGGATGACGTATGGAAGTTGTACCTTGTATTGCTCTTGGCTTTGTTGGTATTTGCACATACCGCTTCTCATATTTGTATGCTATATTCAGAGCATGAAGCAAACGTGGGTTTTTGTAAGCGAAACAAATAAAGCACGTTCCAAGAGTAAAACCTTGGTATTTATTCCAATAGTTTTTCTTAGGGCTATAATAAGCCTTGAAGATTTTTCTTGCCTGTCGTACCTTCATCGTCTTATGTCTCCACTCATTGTAGAACAATGGCCTTTGATGTTATCACAGGTGACATCTCCACTCATGGTGTTTACATTACCGCTTACAGCATTGCAGCGGACATCACCGCTCATGGTGTGTATATTACTTGCATCGCCTTGGATTGTTACATCACCGCTTTCTGTCTCGATGCTTTCGACATTGCCAGTAATCTCAATCTTGATGATTGGGCAGTCGGCCTCGTTATACTGCTCGAAAGGCTTGCCGTTGATGAGAACCTTGCCGTCTATCATCTCAAAACGAGAGCCGCGAGGAATGTTGATTGTCTTACCATTGTAGGTGACGTTTCCGCTGATGCCGCCAATAATTGTGCTGACGCATTTATTGTTGATGATGTTCATAAGAATTTGTTTCTTTGATAGTTGGGTTTGTAATCGAATGGCTTAATCTTGCGGTCCGCTACGCCATTCCAATAATAGCGGAGAGCCTGTTGAATGTGGGGCTGTCGGTAGGTGGCACACCACTGCGAGCCTCTGTCATACCATGTGTCGCTCATGCGGTCGATGGGTGTGTATCTGACCATGCGGACTATTTTTCTTGCTTGTCGGGAACGCATCTTTTATTTTTTCTTGAAATAGTGAAAGTATATTTTACCAAGGAACTCATCAAACAGGTCTAAGTAATCTCGGATTATGTCAGACTCTGTAAGACCTCTGAATATTCCGTATGGAACAAACAGAACGAGAGCAACGATGTAAATAGGAGCAACAAGTAGTAATCTTAACAAGACCGAGAGTTTCGGAATTACATTATTCATACTGCACCTCCATTTCCTTTATCATGTATGTTTCCGACAATCTCCAACTTATCGTTAAAGTTGGTAACCATTTCGAAAAGTGGACATGATTTTTCTCCTTCTGGCGTTATATAGACCACATCAAAGCAGTAGCCACGCACGCCATCGACCACATGACCGATGATGTTTGCTCCATGGGCGAGAATGTCGCCATTGTATATTTCGTGGCCGTGCTTGTCTTTCAGCCCGGTGTTCATGCCGAGCGTGCTTTCCTTTACGGTGATGCAACCATTTTCTTGATTGGCATCTTCAAAAATGGCAGGAGTGCGACCATTCCAAACCAAATCACCATGTATCCAGCGGCCACTGCCTACGGCTTTACCACGAAAATCAATTGTTCTCATTGCTTGCTCCTTTCTTTTGAAGTTCGTTGATTAGTGCATCAGCCAAACTGACTGCCTCTTTTGCACAGCCTTGTGGCGTTTTGTACTCAAAGCCATTGATTGGCGAGTGGTCTGCACGTTGTGCATTGCCATCGTCCATATAGATTGCAGGGAGCATTGCCTTGGCAATCTCGTATCTACGCTGCTCCCAATTGATGGTTTTGTCCTCAATGACCTGCTCATAATCTCTGAACAGGTTTGCTTGCAAACCATACACTTTGCCGTTGTTGTCTGTACATTCGGCAAAATCGCCTCTCTCGTTATGTCGGAGAACATTGATTATTTCTCCAGTTGTTCTATGTCTGTATTTCATATTCTACATTTTTATAGAGAGTCAAGTCCAAGGATGTCCTCCACTCTGTGAATTTCTGTATCAACTTTCCGTTCCAACTCCATACTCTTAGTCAATGCCTCATGTGAATGGAGGCGGAAATATTCTTTTTGCACAGTACGCATTTCACGCACAAGCATGAAAAATGATTTTGCGTCCATATTATCTTCTACTCTTTCCCATAAGGGGTATTACGTTGTAAGTTTTGAAACGGTCAACGAGACGGCCGAAACCGTCATTGCGCTTGAACCGCTTTTGAAGTTCGTTGTTGTCGAGGTTTGTGGTGAGGTGGGCAAACTTGCCGTACTGCGTCCAAATCTCGTTGCGAGCGTGCAGGAACTCATCTGTGAGGAGACCAGTGTCCATGCCGAAGAATGTGCGGTCTTGTATGCCGATGTCGTTGAGGCACACGTTCTGAGGGTTGCACTTGAAACCACGGCACTCCTCCTCGTTGTAGGTGAAACGGTCGAGGTTGTTGTGAATGGTGTAGTAGTTGACCATCTGAGTGACCGACAAGTTCCAGAAGAAACGAGGGTTGTTGGTGCGCTGGAGATACTCGCTGAAGATTTGCATGAGGAGCGTCTTGCCCACACCGACACCGCCCTGTATGAGGATGCTCTTGTGCAGCTTGTAGCCACGACCGGGAAAGACCTCCTCTGCCAGAGGGCAGTTGTTGAAATAGTAAAGCAGGAAACGCAGCACATCACGGTTGTTGTCGTCAACGATGAACTTGCGCCTTTGCGGAGCAAGCACAATGTTGTTGGCAATGTGCATGACGAATGCGCTGTGTGCTGAATACACATCGGGGTCGGCAAGATTGTAGGCTTGCTTACGCACTTTCTCCGCCTCCTCGCGAAACCGCAGGGCAGCATCGTGGAGCGACAGCCATGTAGGAGCACTCTTGCGATTGTTGCGGCACGCCTGCAAGATGCAAGCGTCCCATCCGGCATCGCCAGTAGGCCGCTTGCCGAACTTGGCAAGTTCGGTGACGAGAGTCTTGGGATATGGCTTATTGTTCATAACTCATACAGATTAAATGTCCTGACCGCCAAAGCCACCGTTGAACTCATACGAGGGAGGCGGCAGCTCCGCATCGCTGTCATGCTCGACAGGCGCGTAAGCCTTGCGCATCCATGAGCAGAAATGACGCTTGGCATCGTTGAAGTTGGAGTGCGGCTTGCCGTCATTCTCGCATTTGCAATGATTGTGGAAAGCGTCAAGACGCTTGGCAAGTTCATCGGCATCGAGGTGGAACTGCATACACACAGGCTCATTCCATGTGCGGTCGGCTTTCATCTGGTCAATCTCCTGCTCAAGGGAGAGCGAATAATCAGACGGAGGCGTAGGGGCTTCGCCCTTAGACTTGGCAGACGAGGCAGTCTTGCCTTTTTTGGGAGGACGACCGCCAAGCTTGCCGAACTTCTTGCCATTCTCTTTGCGTGCGATGCTCGCATCAATGTTAGGCTTGACGAGAATGAACACCCCCTGCGCGATGTCGGAAAGTCCCTTTGGCTCTTTTCCGTCAAGCGCATACTCAACGATAGCCGGGTAAACCTCGGTCTGCACTTCGGGGGGCATACGCTTGATAGCCTCAAAGAAACTGCGATAGAAAACAAAACTGTCTCGTGCCATAATCAAACCTCTTTTATGCGGATGCCATGAACGTGGAGCATGAGTTTCCGCTTGATGATATACTCTTTAGTGCGAACGCCTTTCGTGTCCTCGACAACGGTCTGCCCTGTCGCGCGGTCGGTATAGACGAAATCGGCAACATAACGGCAGGGACGCTCGAGGAGAACGCGCGTGTCGCGCCCCTTGAAATCCTTGCCACACTCGCCATACTGGGTAGGTATCAACTCGTAGGACACCTGCTCCCGCAGGTCGGAGATAAGTCCGGCACGCTCCATGAGGCGGAGCTGGGCAGCGCGGTAGTGCTCTTTTTTGGAGGCATGACCGCCCACACGCTCGTTGCCGTACTTATTCCGGCCTTGGAAAGCAAATGAAGAAAACTTAGCCATTGTCGCTTGTATTAACCTTATAGCGGAACAAATCCATAATCTTGGTTTCGTCAAGCGTGGCAATCTCGTAGTCCATCACAGAACCTTTCATGTGCTCGACAACACAGATGTGGGCGTTGTTGATGTCGGAGGCACGGACGATGAAGTGAACCGCTTGTTTCTTCTCCTTGCCTGTTTTCTTGTCAATGGTGATGTACATGAGTTTAGCCTTGAACCATTTGTCGGCAGTGGACAGCCCCTCTACAATCTCGGAAATGTTGGTGCGCTTGATAGTAACCACATCGAAGTCGCCCGAAATGTACGGCTCCATCTCATTTGTGATGCGTCCCTCAGCCTCGGCAAAGGAAAGTGCATCGACAAGGTACAGCTCGGTGACTTTCTTAGTCATGCCGTTCTCCATAGTCCGCTCGTAGCGGACACCACATTCATAGAGCATCATACGGTAGCCTCCTTTCCTGCTTCAGCGTTGAGAAACTTGATGAAGTCCTTGCTCACACGGAACTTTGCGGACTTGTGTGCCGGAATAACGACAGGCTTGCCAGTCTTGAAATCGCGTGCAGGACGCTCCTTGCACTCGGTGGGTTGGAACGTGCCGAAACCACGGATGATAACAGGCTCACCCTTGGCGAGTGTCTGCTTGATGACACGGAGAATGCCGTCAACGGCTTGGAACGTAGTGGAGAGGTGGAGTTTCTCGGAAACCGCAACCTCCTTTGCCAATTCATTTTTTGTCATGATTGAGTTTTGATTTTAATTTGTTTGTTAATTGAGTTATCATGTAAGCGCGGCACTTGCATTTCTGCATGGGCAACGCATCGTAAATCTTCGCAGCCTCATCGAGGTAGGAAATGACCTTTTGCAGGTCGGTCTTGCAGAGGTCAGCCATCTTGCACTGGATTGAGGAACAGACTTGCAAGTTCATCGAAGTACATTTCATCCTGCGGAATGTCGTCATCGGTGGCCATTATCTGGTTGGCGATGGACTTCTTCTTGTGGATGATGGAGTAGAGCGTGCTGTCGATGGTGGAACGGCCAAGCAGGTAGTAGCACGTAACGTTGTCCTTTTGCCCGATGCGGTGGGCACGGTCTTCGCACTGGCAGCAGTCGGCATAAGTCCATGGAAACTCAACGAAGGCCACGTTGGAAGATGCCGTGAGCGTGAGGCCCACGCCAGCCGCCTTGATGGAACAGATGATGAGTTGCGCCTTGCCCGACTGGAAAGCATCGACAGCCGCCTGTTTCATCATCATGGAGTCGCGCCCGGTAACGGAGACCGCCTTGGGGAACGCTTTCTTAATCTCGTCCACAATCTCATGCAGGGAGCAGAAGAGAATGAGCGGCTTGCCGTTGGCGAGGAATGTGCGCGTGAAGTCGATAGCCTGTTTCACCTTGCCTTTGGCAGAGAGCGAGCGCAGCGTCATGAACTTGACCAGAGCCTCCATGCGCATCTTCCTGCGAATATCGAGGTCGTCGCACTCGGTGTACTGGCGCAGGTATTCGGCAAGGTCGTGTTCTGCAAGCATATACTCGTCACGGTTGGAAATATCCACGATGAGGTCGGTGCGCGTCTTGTCGGGCAGCTGTGTAAGCACCTTAGCCTTTTCGCGGCGTATCATGCAGCGCGAGTAGAGTTCGGCAGAGAGCCGTTCGAGGTTGCGCGGAGCATCTTCCTCCTCCTTGTTGCGCCTCTCCTTAGTAATCTCTCCACCGCCATACTCGGCAAGAAACTTGGATCGTCCGCCAAACTCGGGCAAGCGTCCCATGATGGAGAGTTGCGCAATGAGGTCGGCAGGGCGATTGACCACAGGCGTACCAGACAGCAAGATGCGGTATTCCTTTCCCTCGGCAATGCCACGCGCAAAGATGGTCTGCTGTGCGGACGGGTCTTTGACACGGTGACTCTCGTCAATGATGATAGACTTGAACAACTTGATGTCGGGAGTAAACACAACATCTTTCAAGCGGAAACCGCCACGCGAGCCGCCCTTGATGTCCCACACGAAATACTTGCGCAGGGACTCGTAATTGACGATGGCCACCTGCTGCATACCCATTTTGAGGAGGTACGGCCATGTGGTAAGCACGGAGTTGTCGAGCACAAGAGCGTGCTTGTCGGTAAACTTCTCGAACTCACGCTGCCAGTTGATTTTGAGCGAGGACGGACAAATGACCAAGCAGGGGTAAGCGTTGGCACAATCCACGACACCGATGCTTTGGAGCGTCTTGCCAAGCCCCGGCTCGTCACCGATGAGGAAACGATGCCAGCGCAGCCCGGCAAGAATGCCCTCCTTTTGGTAGTCGTAGGGTTCGACACGGAGGTGATGTTGGAGTGTTTCAGCCATACGCATTGAGTTTGTGGGTTGATAGTGTGATGTCGTAGCCATTGCGAAACGCAGCCTTGCGCAGGTCAATACAATTCAAATGGCAGTGGCGAGCCTCCTTTGTCTGCGCCCCCATACCAGAGGACGAGCGCACACCATTCTTCATGCCGCCACAGGTGTAGCCGTATTGTCCCGTCCAGACGGCAAAGAGACACATACGTCTGAGGCGTTTGAGCAGATTGATTTGTGCGGTCGGTGAAAGTATCTTTGTCATAACTTTGTTCTTTATGTGATTATGCGAGAGAGAAAGCCCAATACTGGAAAGCAAGTTCGTTGTACTTGTCGAAACCACGGAGATAAGTATCATCGCCACGCTTGATGAACTTCTTGAAGATGCGGCAGTTCTTCTTGCTGATGGCATAGATGAAATCGCGGTCGGAATGGGCTATGTCCATGTACCAGGCACGCGACCTGTCCCAATCGAAGAAATCGACAGCGTTGTCGAACTCCGCCTGTGTGGAGGCGAACGTAGTCTTTAGGTCGCCACCGAAATGGCAGGACGGTAGCCACCAGTCCCACTTGCAGCGCGTGTCGAGCGTGAAACGGAAACCGCTATTATCGAAAGGCTGCTGCTTGTTGACCATAAAGCACTGCGTCTCGGACAACTCCAGCACCTTGGCAAGGAATGGGTCTCTGCGAGCCTCGGCACGGAGCGCACGCTGCATTTCGCGAGCGTGGAGGAACTCTTCCTCGGAGCATTGCTCACCATCAATCGTCATGTGGAGGAAGTCCACACGCGAGGGTTCGGTGATGATGGCATCCACGATAGAGCCAAAGCGGAATGCCGCCTCACGGTCGCCATACTGCATGTGTGGGTGGAGCTGGTTCTTCAGTTCAGTAAGGTCAGAATTGCTGACCTCACTGCGCTGATAGTATTCGTCTGGGTTTACGATAGGCTTAATCTTCGTCATAGTCATCGTAATCGGGTTCATATTCCACTTCGCCCTCACCATCGCACACTTCGCAGGTCTCCTTTTCGCCCTTGATGAAGTGCATGCGCTTGGCAATGGCCTCCTCTTCCGTTTCGGGGAGCAACTCCCACGTTTCCTCGGTACATTCCGTTTCGCGGTCGGCCTCAAAGTCGTAGGCGTGCCAGTGATAGCCTTTGCCGCCACAAGCCGCACAATCAATCATTGTAGGCTCACGCTCATTCCATGGGGCGCGAGGGTCGTACTCCGCGCCAGCCGGGTAATATCCACTTTCGTACATAATCGTTTACTTTGCTTTAACTTCGTCCTCGTAAGAGACAGATGTTGAACTGATAAATTCGGGGTGGTCTTTGTCGTTTGCGAGTTTCTCGCAGTAGGTAATCTGTTTCTTGAACACCTTGGAAAGGTCTTCGACAGACTGGTATTGTCCCTCCTTTGACCACCAAAGAGACAAGGCAGCGAGGACACCCTGCGCATCGTGGAACACAAGACGTTTCTTGACGGAAGTCTTGGGCTGATACCCGGCAGGGGTAACGATGGCCTGTTGTCCGAAGAGGTTGCCCACCTCGGCCGCTTCCTGCTGCATCTTCTTCTTTGCAGCCTCTTCCTCCTCCTTACGCTTGCGTTCAGCCTCAATGCGATTTGCCTCGGCCTCCTCACGCGCTTTCAGTTCAGCGGCCATGCGAGCCTTTTCTTCCTCGTTGGCTTTCTGCATACGCTCCAACTCGGTTTTCTTGGACGGCAGCGTGTCGAGAATATTGTCGCGGTAGTCGCCCACTTCAAACTCGTACTGCTTGGCAAACTGCTCCATGAGTTTGAGGGCGATAGACGTGCGCACCTCACGGAGTTTGTCCTGTATGTCGGCAAGTTCGGCAGGAATGCGGACATTGGAGGGAGTCTTTGCAACCCAATCATCGGGCAACTTGACAGGAAACTGCTTGATAGCCTTGCATTGCGCTTCGTAGTTGTCGAGCGTGATGGCAGCGTTAAGTTCGGTAAGGGAGTTGATGGCATTGGAGGTGTGGGTGTTGAATGACCGCTTGTAGTCGTCCTCCACGTCAGCCTTGTAGCGAGCGAGGGCTTGCTCACGCTGTTGGCGCAGCATCTCCTCCCTGCGCTTGCGCTCCTCCTCGGCACGTTTCTGTGCAGCGTAGGCATTGCGAGCCTGTTGTATCTGGTAGGGAACAGAGCTTGTCTTGGTTGGGTCGATGGCATTCTCCATGCCTGTGAACTCCGAGCGTATCTGGTCAAAGATTTTAGTGATGGCAGAACGGCTGGTGTTCATCTTCTTTACCGTGTTGCGAGCCTTGTTGATGTAGGTGGCGCACTGCATATCCAGTTCGTCAGTCATGCCGTGCTCCTTGATTTGAGCGAGGAGCCGCTTGCCGAAGTCGGTACACTTCTGGCAAGAAATGGTGTTGTTCTTGTACACCTCGGGGGCAGTCTGTGCAATCATCTGCACGTTCTCCTTGCGCACGATGGTCAAATCGGTGTTTGTTGCTTGTTCACTCATAGTTGTTGGTTGTTATGGATTAGAAAGTGTCGTCATCATCATTGGCCGCAGGATCAACGGTTACGCCAGCCGCTGTGTTGTCGGCAGGAGCAAAGGATTGTTCGGGCTGACGGTCGGTAATAATCTCGCCTGTGGCAGTATCTACCTGTTCGCCATTGTAGGTGATGCCGTAGATGTCGTCAGAGATTTCTGTCTCGTCAACCTGCTGTGACTCCAACTGTGTGGCATGGCCGATACGCGCCTTGGGATAAGTCTTGAAAGCGTGCTTGATACACTTGGCAACGAGAAAGCCGGGGTCTATCTGTCCGCCCTGTGCGGTGTAGAGGGCGTTGGGCTTGCCGTTCTCCCACTGCTTGGTCTGATAGTTGAACTTTGAGTTCTGACGAGCGGAGTAGTTGGAGAGCCGCGCCCAATCTTCGGGCAGCATGACGGCATAGTCGGCAGAGCCATCGGCACGTGTAATCTTCATGAAACAAGCCACGATACGCCCGGACTGGTGAGGGAGACGGCAGGTGTAATTGACGAACTTCTGTCCGTTGCGCTCGCCAAACTCAAAGCTGTCCTCCTCATAGACGATGACAGGGTTGTCGGCATGGCGTATCTGACCGCAACGAGCGCGAAGCACCAACTCGCCATAGCCGCTGACGGTGAGGACGCACTGCGTCTCGTAGCGGTTCTTCTTCTGTCCGTGGTCGTCCACATAGGAGTCAACAGCGATGGAGCGTGCGAGGAGGTAGGCTTGCGCCTTGGTGCCGGGGTCGAGGGTGAGGCCAGAGATAGCCACATCAAGAAACGAGGTGAAGAGGGAAAAATGGCTGCATTTCTTGCGCACGTCCTCTTTCTCGGAAAGCAGACGGTTGAAGTTGCGAGCCTCTTTCTCGTAGGCAGCTTCGCCCGACACGCCAGTGGACTGCGACCACATGGCATCGTAGATCTGAATGAACTTGTCGCGCACGTTGTCGTTGCGGACGATTTCTGTCGGCTGCAATTCGTTGAGCAGCTTGACTGTAATTTCTATTTGACTCATAGTTGTATGAAATTGAATGTGATTAAAATTTTATTCAGTTGAGCCGCAGGGAGGAGTTGAACCTACCTAATGACCAGAGCAGAGTTGATTGCCCTCCGTGGGTTGCGCCTATCCGATTAGCGCATTCTATCTGCGGCAGTTGAGGCTACTTGCCAAGATAATCTTGCTGTATCCGCTGCAAGAGCCGCAGGTCGGCTGTTCGGTATTCGACCTTGCCCGGACGCTTGTAGGCTGTTACCTTTCCCTGCTTGCGCCAACGCTCCACATTTCCGCGCCCGAACATTTCAAATGCTTTGTTCTGGCTGATGAACTCCGGGTCGTTGGCATCCTGCTTGAGCAGATGCACGACCCTTGCGGCCACATCATCGAGGAACGTAGAATACTTGACGCACATGTCAGAGAAGTTGAGGTAGTCCATTATCCTTTAATCTCCGGCTTGTGCGTCTATCTCTTCGCACCATTCATTAATGGCTTTGAGCCAGTTGTCGGTCTTGCACCAACGCCAAAAGAGCACACACATTGCGGCAAGCATGGCAAGGCCAAACACCTTGTCGAAGAGGAAATGCAGGAAAAACGAGAGTACAGTTTCGTCCTGTTCCTCACCAAGGAGGAAGAGTACGCCAACACTGCCCATGAGGGCGAGAATGGCGATGCGGAAAATTGAGATTGCTTTTTTCATTTCTTGTCTGATTTTATAGGGTTTGAACATGGAGGCTCTTTTGTGTGCTCAACGTAGCGGTTGAGCAGGGTGCAGTAACATCCGTTGATGGCGTTGTAGGACTGCTTGCAGGATTTGCAGAACTGGTTGGGCATGGCTTAGTA